AAAGGAGATAACCAGCAGCAGATGTTGATTTACCTGACTGACGAGGCATCAGTGAGATAGAGAAACGATAACTATGATAAGTATGGATCAGTCGTTCTTGGTATTCCCAAGGGTGATAATTCATGCTGCCCTTAGTAGGGTGCTGAATCATAAAGAAGTTATCCATAAAATACAGATAACCCGTGTCTGGGTCACAACACTTGAGGAACTCATCAAGTTGCTGTTGATTCTTGAAGACCGTCTTTTGATACGGGGTCTTTACTAGAGTGGTTCCGTTAGTAGACATATAACTATTTAGTAAAAAATATACTACTTTTTAGAAAATGGGTCTAACTCATTAAAAAACACTCTCATATTGCTATGAGAGTGTTTAGTTTTTTACTTAATGTCTAACGGTCTTGCTTTAGTAGCAACGATGCAAAAGTACTTTTCAGTCATCTTCTTTGGTTCTTCATCTGTGTTTTCCAAATTAGGGACTGACAAATCAAACTCTAGGTTGTTGAACTGATCGATATTAAAGCCACAACGAGTAAGTAACGCAGTCAACTGAGTAGAACCAAAGATACTGTAGTGATTTAGATTGAACTCGTGCTGTCTTTCACAATCAGGGGCAGGAACTTCGATGTAAATCTTTGAGCCTTGCTTAAGAACACGATTGTATTCCATTAACGAGAAGATAGGATACGGACTATGTTCTAGAGCATGACGCAAAAAGATGAAGTCCACTGACTCGTCATAATATCCATATTGTTGTGGCAAGAAAGATAAATCATAGCCCTTGATGGTGTGGTTCTTGCTTCTGCATAGTTCCTGATCTCCAGGACTGAGTGTTACTCCCGTTAGATTAGTATAGCCTCTAGTAGACATTTCGTCAAGAAAGTAACCCGGGCCGCATCCAAGATCAAGGATAGTTGCGTCCTTGGCAAGATTAAGAGGGTCAACATATGTCTCTACGATCTGTGTAGTCAAGACTTTGTGAAATTGACTATCTCCCTCATCGTGGATGTGGGCAGTATAAAGCCATTCGTTGTAGAACTTGAGTTTAATCAAGTCGAGTGTTTGGTTGATATCGATTAAGTTTTGCATGAAATTACTTATGCGCTAATCAAGCGAGAGAATTATTTTTTCTTGCGGAAATCTTTAGGTCTTGAAGCAATTGGACTATTTTTATTTGTACTATCTAGCTCTAGGCTTTTGCTGAAGGGAACCGCAGCTTTGTGTTCAGTCGGAATAGTGTTCATAGCTTGATGAAGCATGTTGTGTTCTGCTTCGGTGTATGGATGCACTGTATTAAATTTTTCTACCCAACTTGCTGAATCCATTTGTACAGGCTTTTTGTCTTTGCCGTCAGCAGAAGCCATTGCCATTCCTAATCGATTAAGATGATATGTTCTGTCATACCCGCCGGCGTCACGCACTTTATGCATGCCTCGGGTAGCTTGTGCTGCTCTTTTAGAAACTTTGCCTTCTTTGGATTCGTTTATAAACTCGTGCGCTCTCACTTCTTGTATCCTTTGAATGGAGGCAACGTGCTTTTAGTACCGGTATCGGCCGGTTCTTCACTCTTTGGTGTAGTAACTAGTTTAGCGTCACTGGATACTAGTCCCATTTCACGCAACGCATCATCAAGATAACTTTGCAAGGGTTCTCTACCTGCATACGATACTACAACTAAATTTTCTCCCCAAGGAGTTTCTTTAGCAAACTCTGGCACATCGTCTTTCTTACGCTGTTCTGCACCTTTTGCTCCTGCTAACGATACGCCAAATCTATATTGTGCATAAAAATCGCTGTTCTTTAATTTGTCGATTACCCAAGCAGCAGGAAGGGTGCGCTCTACTGCAGGTTGGATTGAACCCGTCGATTCTGTTATAAACTCATGCGCTCTCATTTTATGATGACTGCTCGGTTGTGATAGGAACATCTGTTTCAGTTGATAGTACACCATCAACATAACCATCAGCACCCAAATACATTCCCGAAACGTTTGGACCTTCCCACATGATTTGCGAAGCAACATAGTGAGTTAGATCATCAGAAGTCAAAGGATTGACTAAAATTTGTACATTGCCAGTGAGATTGTTCACGTTCATGTCATATCTTGAGATTGCATTTCCGAAGAAGGTTGAGCCATATCCAGTAAATTTGACATCAGTAAGATCATTCTTGATTTGAGCGTACAACTGAATTGTCTGGCTAACTAGTGTACCGCCGTTAGTAGACTTGATGTAGAATTGTCCTTGGGTGAACGTATTTGCAGGGGTTTCAAAGATTACTTGGCCAGCTGTGTTACCAAAGGAGTACGCTACTGTAGAGTTAAGAAACGTCTGAAATAGATTAGAGAAGTTATTGTTGACTTTGCTAAACGCAACACGTAACGGATCGCCCTCACCATCGTTTGGATTGGCTCCGATATTGATAACTTCTTGTGAATAAAGTGGGGTTGTACTCATATTAGCCTTCCATCTTGTTAAGTATTTATCAGTGGAAGACCCAATTTACTTTTTGGTAGCGGTCTCAAAGATTTCTTTTTGCTTAGTATACCACTCGTTCCAACCCTCAACTTTGCGGCTACATTCGTGATATAGAATATAGTTATCAACTACTATCTTTGTGAATTCGGTAAGACGCATGCCTTCAGTAGCTTCTTTAAGCCCTGCACATTTTTCTAGTAATGTTGCCGGAGCCTCTGGAAATTTAGGTGTTACTGGAACAGCGTGAATAGCGCATCCCGAAAGTAGGACAAGAGGTAGAAGCATTAATTTCTTCACTTCTTATCTCCATCTAGCTTTCCGGTGTCTAGTGTTGCTGCTGCGTTGTGAGCGCGGATTACCTCAACAGGAAGTTTACAATTTTCATCATACTTGACAATTTCGCGGTCAACATATTGAGTCACGGTATTTCCCCTTTCTCGGATCACCCGAGTGTCTGTGACTATCTTCTCAACAATTTCAGTATTTGTTTTCGCAGACTTAGCTTCGGCTTTAGCTAGCTTTACTTGAAGGTCTGCTACAGCTTTATCAGTCGATGCTTTGTAACCTGCTGCGCCTTGTAGATAGATACCGCATACCAGCAGTACAAGTGATACAATCTTGATAGGAAGATTGTATTGCTTGATGAAGGTAACTTTACCAACAAAAGAGGCTACCAGCAGACCCACGACACCGGCAGCAATTAGTAATGTAATAACGAAGTGCGGTAACAGTGCGATGAGCCAAAATACATTCATGATATTAGTTATTCCCTTTTCTGTACGTAAAAAGTCTTAACTTTATTTATCCCAAAATGGGTGACCTTTGAGGTACTCTATGTCCTAGGTCTTCTAATTGAGATACAACGTGATAACCGATGAATCCATACCATCGGTTACTAAAATTCTCACTGATTGAGGTCCATATACGGTGCAAGAGTATTATCAAAGACCTGTGACATATCACGATACAAAGCTTCACGCTCTCGAACTGTCATACCTGAATTAAGTGTGTACATACGATCATCCTCACTAATCACGAGTTCGTAGTCGTGTCGAAAGGTCATGCACATATTATTAATGATTTGTTCGCGGTTCATACTGCCATCTCTGCTTTGATAGTTCCATGACTCTGATAGTCAAATAAAAGTATATCATCCATTGAGAATTTATCAATGTTTTTTATTTCGGGATTGAGGAAAAGCACAGGTGACTTCATTGGTTCTCTGTTTAGCTGTTGCTTAACCTGTGTAATATGATTAGAATAGATATGCGTATCACCGGTAGAGATAATCAATTCACCTACTCCTAAATCACATACCTGAGCAATCAAGTGAGTAAGTAGAGCATAGGATGCGATGTTGAATGGTAGACCCAAGAAAACATCAACACTGCGCTGATACATATGACAGCTTAACTTGCCCTTACTTACGTAAAATTGACTCAGCACATGACACGGAGGCAAAGCCATCTGATCAAGTTCTGCTACGTTCCATGCAGTTAGGATGTGTCTACGTCCATTTGGATCATTCTTGATTCCGTCAATTAGATTTGCAATCTGATCAACTTCCGTTTGATCAACCGCTATTCTGTTTCCGCCGAGGTGTGCTGGCCCGAAGTTTTTCCGTTCAACGTGTTTGTTCCAGCGTCTCCACTGAACACCATATACTCTTCCCAAATCCCCTTCGTGTCTCGCTTTCGGAGTCCAATAAGCTGCTTGAGCATTTCCTGTCCAGATTGTGCTATTTGCATCATCTCTGGATCCGTGTAAAATTTCTGCAAGTCTTCTCTCATCATTGCTCCCTTCTAAAAACCAAAGTAGTTCACTAACGACTGATTTCCAAGCTAGCTTCTTGGTTGTAATAGCCGGAAAACCCTCTGTCAAATCAAATCTCAGTTGGCGACCAAACACACTGATGGTTCCTACACCAGTTCGGTCATCCTTCTCTTCACCGTTGAATAAAATGTCTTGTAATAAATCGTGGTATTGCTTCATTTTCTTTTCCAAATCTCGTACAGATGATCCGAAAAAACCTCACTGTAAGTTCGGACAAAATTACGCTCTACATATAGCAAATCTATATAGGTATCACAAGTGTAATGGTCATACACCTTAGTCAGGTGTACTTCGTCTATATATTCCCAGCAGCTTTCAATTAATCTAGCACCCCCTATTAACCAAAACGTAACATCGTCTGGTCGATTAAAACTCAAGTCCGGCGCACGGATTACATTGTGATGTTCCGCTTCTAGAGGGCTAGAAGATACGACAATGTTGATTCTGTTGGGTAATGGTTTATATGGTAAGCTATCCCAAGTATTACGCCCCATTATAACTGTTTGATTATCAGTAAGTCGTTTGAATCTTGGCAAATCGCCCTGGATTTTAGTCCAGGGCAATCTGTTTTGATAGCCTATTCCCCCGTCAGGGTCACAAGCTAAAATAAGTTTCATAGTCCTCTCAATAATTGATCCGTTTCCGGTTGTACTGTTTCCGCTATAGATTGCACATTGAGAATAAACTCAATGTTTGTTACCTCATCATCTAGTTCAGTAAGTACTTTACTTACTACATCTTCTATTTGATCAGGATCAAGTCCGTCTTTTAGTAGACGTTCAATATTGATAGTGCGTTGTCGTTTCCGTTCGAGTTTAAGAATTAATTTCTTGATGAATTCAATTGGAATCTTTTGCTTATCAACACCTTCCAGTAAACGTTCCCATTTACTCATAAACTCAGGTGACATTCACGTTTTACCTTAAGCTGCTGATACTGGAGTTTTCTTAGGACGTCCTCTGGTCTTTACGGGAGTTGAGTCAATCTTCGGCGCAGCAGAAGCTGGGTCAAGTCCACGTGCTTGATCGATCAAACGCTGTGCTTCTACTAGAAGACCGTTTGCTTCGCGGCTCATACGTTCAGCTTGCTGACGTAGATTAGCAGCAAGGGCAGTGTCGCCCAATGCATCGCCTGACGCTGCTTGAATTGGTGTAGTATCTAATTCAGGAACCAGGTCCCCGCGCATACGTCTTGCAACAGCAGCAGGATCTTGAATTCCCATCTGACTGTCCATGTCAGCCAACTTCTTGACTGCTTCTTCGCCCATCTTCATTTCATCAAGAATCTTGTTGAGTTCATTCAACTTGATTCTAGTGTTTGGGGCAGGGGTCATGACTACAAGTTCAGTCTGAACCTTCTTTAGCATTCCTTCAGCGTGTAGCTTCTGAAGAATAATTTGTCCGTCTGTCGTAAAAGTACGATTGAGGGCTTCGGCTAAGTTTTCACTGTTCTGACCGATATCACTTTCAATACATTTTACGAGTGGATCGTGAATATTACGATTTAGAGTTTCAGTGTAAACAACCAAGGCCATGTGCGGTTCGCCAGGGACTTCGCGGAACACTACCGCTACTTTGCGGTCTCCTTGCTTACCTACGTGTCTTAAAAAAGCCATTGTGTTTTCTCCTTAAGGTTTTTATAGCACAAGTATTTAACAGGAGAAAACGATGTCTAAATTTTTATCCCCACGCTAATTCGTAGAAAACGGCTTCTTTTGGGTCTTCAAATGTAGGGTAAATACCACTACCTTCTAAGAATGTAGCTCCACTTTTACTGTATTTGGAAAATCGACCATGCAGCCTTTCTAGGATCCACGCTTTTGCTTCGGGAGTAAGCGGTGTAGAAGTCTTAGTGAAGTGTTTTGGATTGACTGAGAGTTCCCGCTCAGTAAACCAAGTTTCTAGATTAATATTTTCAATCGTCTTTGTCATCACAAACCAATATGTAAAGTTCTTCCAGTTTGAGTAGCTGGTCGTTGATTGTAGGGTTTGTTTCTGCTAGTTCGCAGATTTTTAACAGATGCTCTCGTCGCTGCATTAGGCGACGAGTTTTCTCTATACTTTTGTCTATCCTAATCAAGGTACGGGTAGACGATCCATGCTCTCTTGCATAGACCGTCTTTCCCCCGTCAGGTGACTCGTAAATCACTTACCCTTGCGATGATCGTCGTAGAGTGCAAACGTACCGAAGGGCGGGTTCGGATTAGGATCACCGTGAATGATCCAAGTCGTGTCGCAGTATTCAGCATCGCCCCACGAACCGAAAGGATAACCGTCAGTGAAGACGATCAGCCGATTGGGTACACGACCAGCTTCTTTGAGGTCATCAAAGATGCAATCAAAGTCGGTACCACCGCCACCATTCAGTTCGTATTCTTCAATACGATCCATGTTTTCAGAAGAAAACTCCTGAGTGTTGTAGCAACGAGTATCGAAGCAAGTCACACGGAGATTGTAACCATCAAACGCATCCATCATGCCAGCGACTTCGCTAAGGAACTGCATACCCTGCTTGTTGCTGATTGAACCCGACATGTCGATATAGATATCAACATCGATTTCTTCACCGGGGGTCATGCCAGGCATGACAGCATCCATGTGCCAACCGCGACGAGAAGGACGCATCCAAGAGTAATCGGA